CACAAGTTGTTCAAATCGTGTTATCCGGAGTTCCTATACCGGATAGTAGAAAGGAGGTAAAGATGGGTTACACACGGCTTATACCACATACTCATATAAATAATCTTGGCATGGTTAAGATTAGCAGCCGGAGAGAACACATGTATATTGGTCTTTCTATAATGCGAAATTATTTCGTAGGGATAAACCGTGTCATATTGCTGCTCGATGAGGTGGAAAAGCGCCTTGCTATAAAACCAGCTAAGGAGAAAGATAAGGGTGCGTATACTTTGGGTTTTACTTGCAAGGAATTATCAACGGGTGTGATTTCAACTCCGGCGATGGTCAGGCTCCCTTTATTCAAGAAATCTATTGGTAAAAGATTAAAAGCTGTTTGGAATGAAAAGGAAAAGTTTTTAGAAGTAAATTTAATAAAATAATTAAAGAAAGGAGATAGCATGACAGAGCTGGAAAGGATACTTCAGAAATGCATGGACACAGAAGGCTATGTGCTGTTCGTAGGCTACCTAAGCACCAAGCCCAGAACCGACCCTAAGGCAGAGCTTGAGACAAGCGTGCAATGGGAATACCGCCGTTTCCACTTCGGCATCGAGGACTGCATCAAGGGTGATGAGTGCGCCATAAGGCAGTTTGAGAAGATGGTAAAGAACGACAGGGACGAGTTAATCAGGGAAATGAAAGAGCCGGGTGAGTAATGACGCATATAATAATCAAGGGCAATCCCGAGCCTAAGAGCCACAACAAGCTATACACCGTGATGTGCAAGTGCCTATACAAAGGCGGGGTCTTGCCTAACGAGGTCGACGAGTGTATTCTGTGGGCTTTCGGCAAAGGCGCTTGGTATGTCCCGCCCTCTCCGGACTGGATAGACCGCTGGAATAAGCTGCATCCTAAAGCATTCAAGATGCGCAGGACTGACAAACTCGCCCTGACCTTGCAACAGGTCGGTTTTCTCTTCTGCGCTCAGAAAGACGCGAGGCAAAAGAAATGACCTGCCGCTTCTGTAAAAACAAGCACCTAAAGAAAGTCCTCGACTTAGGCAAGATGCCCTTAGCTGGGGGTTTCCTAAAGCAAGAAGACTTTAGTAAAGAGAAACGCTACCCCCTGACGCTTAACTTCTGTTCGAACTGCTTCTTAGCCCAGATAAACGACATACCCAAAGAGCAGACCGCGCTCTATAAGCATACGCTCTTCCGCTCCGGGGCAAGCCAAGCAGTCATAGACCACTTCGAGGAGTTAGCCACAGAGATATACGCCAGATACGGAGAGGCCGGTGTTGTCGAGATCGGCTCAAACGACGGCACTCTGCTTGATGCCATGCAGAAGCACGGCCTAAAGTGCGTGGGCATAGACCCTGTAGCAAACGAATACTTTACTAAAGCCTGCGCGGAGAGGCTTGTTAAAAGGCAGGGCAAGGCCGATGTGGTGGTCTCAAGCTACACCCTCTCGCATATAGACGACATGCGCGATGTCTTCGAAGGCATAAAGCTCCTCTTAAAAGACACAGGGGTCTTGATATTTGAGACCTACTACTTAGGAAAACTTCTTGACGAACTCCAGTATGACATGATATACCATGAGCATATGAGCTACTATTCCTTTCTGGCGATAGATATATTCTTAAAGCGCTACGGCCTCGAGGTCTACGACATCAAGTATCTTCCTGACTTCCGCTCCGGCTGCATCAGGTTCTATGTGCGCAAGCAAAGCGTGCTTAAAGTCTCAGACAGGGTCTTGGAGTGGCGGTTCTGGGAGATAATACAGGGTTACCACCATGCGCGGGTCTTCAAGGACTATGCGGCTAAGGTAGCCAAGAACAAGCAAGACCTCCTGATGCTATTAGCCGAGCTGAAGAACGACAACAAGCGCATCATAGGCTACGGAGCGACAGGAAGAGGAACGACAATCATGAACTACTGCAACATAGACAGCCGCTACTTAGACTATGTCGCAGACGACACCCCAGAGAAGCAAGGGTTATACACCCCCGGAACTCATGTGCCTATAAGGGCGTGGGACGATACGCATTACCCCGACTACGCGTTGGTATTCTCTTGGGCTTTTATCGACGAGATAATGAAGAAGAGAAAAGACTATATCAAGATGGGTGGTAAGTTTATCCTGCCCTTGCCGAAAGTAAAAGTTGTTAATACATCAAAAAGTTGATAAAACAGAATAATACAAGCACCAGTAGTATTATCTTGACAATATCAACTTTTTTATGTATACTTCATTCATGGAGAAAATAATAGAAAAGATTTGTGTATATTCAAAAATAAATATATCAATCCCCAAGAAGCAAATAAACAAATACTCCACACTTCATACCTGCCTGAAAGAGAAAGAAGTTGATTATTTCCGTCGACAATCAAAATACATAGAAAATAAAATATACCAACTGCAACACATTGCCTCCCTAATACATAGAATACTCCTGCGCGCCTATACTTGACAAAGCAATAAAATCAATTAAACTCTGTTCCATGAACATAAGACAACAGAAGTATAGAAAGAACCGCCTTTTGGGAATGAACCCTGAAAACGCGGCCATTGCCTCCGGTTATTCTAAAAGCTATGCAAGAGCAAAGGCTTATAGAATTGAGAGGTCGGCGAATGTCGGCATGCACGCGGCTTTTGAGCAGGCAGGCCTAACCGATAAAGCTATCGTTGCACACGGCTTATCTGGCCTTAACGCAATGAAACTGCAATCCTGCAATATCATGGTTTCGCACACTTCCCAAGACGCAGACTCTCTTGTCATCAACAAGAACTCCAACGACTTCGTTGAGATAGAAGACTGGAATGTCCGGCATAAGTATTACGAGACTATCCTAAAACTTACCGACAGGATTAAACTAAATCCGCTTATAGATCAGTCGCAGCATAAACATTATGAGGTGACATATTTCAATCGAAACGGGCAAGATACCAACTCAAGAGTTTCAGGGATCGATACACCCGTGGCAGATAGGAGTTCTGGAAGCATTTGACGAAGCAAGGGCAAGGTTCTTCTTGCTCTGCTGGCATCGCAGGGCGCGCAAAACAACATTAGGCCTCAATCTCTTAATCCGGGAAGCATATACCCACCCCAAAACAGTCTACGGCTACATCGGCCCTACATACAAGCAGGCTAAGGCTATCATCTGGCGCGACCCCAACATGCTGATGCGCTATCTCCCCTCCGATATCATACTGCGCAAGAACGAGTCCGAACTATTCATAGAACTTACCAACGGCTCTCTGATAACAATCAAAGGGGCTGATGAGCCTGACTCTATTAGAGGCACGGACTATCAGGGCGTATTCTTAGACGAGTGGGCCCTGATGAAGGACATGGTCTGGACAGAGATACTCCGGCCCATCATAACGCAGGATAACTCGCGCTGGGCTTTGTTTGCTTTCACCCCCAAAGGGCGCAACTTCGTATATGACTACTGGATGAAAGCGGATGTCTGGACTGAATGGTATAAGAGCTTCTTACCCCTAAGCAAGTCAAAGCTTCTCCCGGAAGAGGAGATAGGCAAAGCTAAGAAAGAGATGCCTGCGGAGCTATTTGACCAAGAGTTTGAGTGTTCTTTCTTGGCCGATGAAGAGCGCACCCTGATACCGGCCAGAGCCGTAGAAGACCTGCGCTTAGTCAAGCACTACTGGAAAGAGATAAAGCGCATAGTCTCATGCGACCCGTCGCAGGGCGGGGATGAGTGCGTGATATACGCCATAGAGAACAGCGAAATCAAGGAAACCAAGATACTGCATATAAACGATACAATGGCAATAGCAGGCGAAATAGCGGTGATGATGCAGAAACATAACACGCCACAGGCCGCTGTTGACTCGATTGGCATCGGAGCAGGCATACATGACCGCCTGCGCGAGTTAGGGCATAAAGTGATAGGCATACAATCAGCCGAGAAGGCAGACCACGAAGACCGCTTCTACAACCGCAGGACTGAGATGTGGTGGTATGTGATGGAGCAGATACGCGATAAGAAGATAAGCTACCCCGAAGACCCCGAGCTGCGCAGGGAGTTGTCATTCGTTAAATACAAAGTAATCAACTCAAACGGGCGCATACAGCTTGAGGCAAAAGACCTGACCAGAGAAGCGTTGGGGCGTTCCCCTGACCGAGCTGATGCCTTCATCTACGGCATCTGGGCTTTATCAAAGACAGAACCGATTAAGTCAAAGGACAGATGGCGCGAGATAGAGAGCCATGAGATAGGCTCGCCTGTCACTAACGCTATGACCGCATAAGGAGAGAGAAATGGACAAAGCACCGGATGAGATGGGCTTAAGATTAAAAGACGAAGGCATAAAAGAAGAACTGCTTGACCGCTACAAGTATGCGCAGGAGCATTACGCAGAGTGGATTGAAGCCGCTACCGAAGACTACCAGTTCGCCCTCGGCCAGCAATGGTCTGATGAAGACTTGGCGACCTTGAAAGAACAGGGCAGGCCGGCGATGACCTTCAACCGCATCAAGCCCCTGATAAACCTAATCGGAGGTTACCAGAGAGAGAACACCGCCCGGATAAAAGTATCACCAGAAGGCGGGGAGGACTTAATCTTTTCTGAGGTTATGGACAGGGCATTAAAGGCGGTTGACAAGTGGTCTCATTTTAACTACCAGCTCGGCTATCTCTGGGACGAAGGCACAATCGTAGGCAAGTCTTTTATCGAGGCTTCCCTCGACTATGCCAAAGACCCTATCAAAGGCGAGCTTCAGTTCAACCTGATAGACTACGATATCGTCCTGCCTGATCCTAACAACAAGAGCTATGACATGAACTCAGGCGACTTCGTCATCAAGAATGTCAAGCTGACCAAGTCAAGGCTTAAGGCGCTATTCCCTAAGAAGAAGAAACTCATAGACGGCTTCACTGCTGACACAGATGACGAGGTAGAGAACGGCTTAGGCGCTACCTTAGAGCTTGGGCCTGACAACGACTATGATGCCAAAGAAGGCACCGTAGTTCAGCGCACCACCCAAGAGGCGCAGGAAGACGATGCCGAGAGCGAACACGAAGAGGACACCCAGTTCACCCTCAAGGAATACTGGTATAAGAAGTATGTCACCCGCTACTTCTGTGTAGACCCTGACAGCAAAGAGCCGCGCGGCTTTGAGAAGAAGGCCGAGGCAGAGGCTTTCATCGCCAACTTACCCGGGCAAGAGGTTATAGAACGCACAGTCCCTCAGGTATGGGTTGCTGACTACTGCGCAGGCTTTATATTGCAGGATGTCAAGTCGCCCTTTGAGCCTTACTACTCAGGCTTCCCAATCTTTCGCTATATCGCGGAGTGGTCTCCTTCGGCTAAGTCGGAGAAGCTAAGGACGCAAGGCATAACAAGGCAGCTGATAGACCCGCAGAAAGAATACAACAAGTCTATCTCCCAGAACCTGCATATCCTAAACACCCAAGCCAACTCCGGCTGGGTCGGCTATTCAGGCGACTTAACTGATCAAGGCTGGCGCGACTTAGAGAAGATGGGCGCAAAGCCGGGCGTTATAATCAAGACACAGAACAAAGACTCGACACTAAGAGAGATACTTCCTAAAGCCCCCAACATGGGACAGATTGAGCGCAGGCAGATGGCCTCGGAAGAATTCAAGCAGATATCCGGTTTTAACCCCGACCTGCTTGGCTTACAAGAAGGCGGCACAGACTCAGGCAGAGCGATCAGCCTGCGCATCAAACAAGGGGTTATGTCTTTAGTGCGGATGTTCTGGAACTTCCGCTACACAAAAGAGATAATCGCAGACTTTATCCTGCAGATACTTCCCACTATCTTAGAAGCAGACTCTCTGTCTAAGATATTAGGGCAGAAGTTCATGCAGGGATATGCCAGCCAAGACATGCCGCAAGGCCTGACCTTAGGGCATCTTCAGGCCTACCTCCAGATGATATCAGACCATAAATACAATGTGGAAGTCTCCGAACAGGGACAAACCGCTACATCCAGATACGAGACTCTAAGCCAACTGATAGAGTTATCCAAGACAGGCTTTGGTCTTCCTCCTTCACTTTTGTTAGATTTTATGGATATTCCTAATGTTGAAGAGATAAAGAAAAAGGTAGAAGCTTGGCAACAACAACAAATGATGTTACAAGCACAAGGAAAACATCCTGCTAAATGAATAGAGATAAATTCGGAAGGTTTATAAAAGGTAAGAATTCTGGTGAGATGAATCCTCATTGGAAAGGTGGATTACCAAAATGTATAGATTGTGGTGAAAAGGTAAAAACACGATATATAAAACATAAGTTTCCTCAACGATGTGCCACATGTTTATTTCTGCATAGAGTTGGGTCAAATAATCCTAATTGGAAAAATGGCAAAACAAAAAGAAGTCAACAAGTAAGAAACTCAGAACAATATATCCAATGGCGTTCAAGAGTTTTTGAACGAGATAACTGGACTTGCCAAACTTGTTATAAAAGAGGTTGTTATTTGGAAGCCCACCATATAAAAAGTTTCTCTGATGTTTTAGATAATTTCAGAGAACTTTGGAACATAGATAATGGTGTTACTCTTTGTGAGGAATGTCATGAATTAACAAAACAAAGAGATAACAAAGGAAAATACATGCAGGCACAGAAACAGACAGGCGCTAAATGAAAGCGCAGAAACGGCAAGACAGCCGTAAAGGAGAAAAGATGGGAATAAAAGAGGTGCAGGAGAAGCTCGACAAGGGCGAGAAACTTAACGATGATGACAGGAAAGAAGTCATGTCAGAGCCTATGCCCGGAGGCAACAAGGACTCTATCAAGGACGATGACAAGGCTGAGGGCGAAGCCGAGCTTGACAAACTGATGGAAGAAAAGAAAGAAGAGGTCAAGGAAGATGCCCTGCCCGTGGTTAAAGAGGAAGCGAAGAAGGAAGAGGCGAAAGTAGAGCCACCTAAAGAAGAAAAGAAAGAACCCGTTATCACCGAAGACGCATACAAGCGTATTGACATAGAATTATCTAAACCTGAAGGACAGGTGAACCTTTCGGATTTCTCCGACAGGGAGAAGGCATTCTACTTCAGAATGCGGCGAGAACAACGGCGCGCACAAAAAGCCGAAGAGGAGCGCGATACCCTGCGCTTCGAGAAAGCAAAAGAGAAAGCGACAGAACAAACAAAAGAAGAACCGGAAGACCCCTTGAAAGACAGGGATGCTGAAGACTTCTTGACTGTGGGCGATATCAAGAAGCTAATGCAGGCCTCGGCTAAAAAAGTGCCGCAAGGCCCTAATCCGGAGATCGAACACTACCGCTCGCTCTATCTCAAGAAATGCGAGGAGAGGGCAAAGGAAAAGCATGAAGACTATGACGCAGTATTGGTTCTTGCCGATGAACTTATCTCAGGCTCAGATGCCAACATGCGCAAGCTTCAGGACGCTGCCATGCGCGGTGATGACCCTGCCGAGACGGCATACCAGATCATCAAGGGAGACCCCCAGTTCGACAATCTTCTACCGATAGCTCAAGCCAAACTTGCGGCTCTGGGTAAAGCACCCGTAAAAAAGGAAGAACCCAAGCAAGAAGAACCTAAGAAGGAGACGCCACCGGCCGTGTCTCCGGAGGTCAAGAAGGTCGAGGATAAACTAAAAGAAGAGAAACCGAAAACCTCCGTTCATGCCGGCGCAGCCGAGTCAGGCGAGCGCGAACTGAGGGCTGAAACCGTAATGGTGATGACCTCGGCGGAATGGCATAAGCTCCCTAAGGACAAACGGGAAGCCTTGCTGAGAAAGTTCGGAGTATAACCTAAGGAGTAATTCAAAATGACAGCCACCGTAAGTATTGCAGGCCTGCGCCAAGAACTATGGCGTAAGGAACTGTTCGAAGATGTGAGGGATGACTTATATCTCTCGCGTTTTATGGGTTCATCTCCTACGAACATGATCCAAGAGATGACCAACCTGCGCGCCGAGAAAGGCTTCAAGATTAACTTTGGTCTTGCGGTTAAACTCGATAACGCGGGTATCACCGGGGACTCGACCCTTGAAGGCTCGGAAGACCAAATCCTGACCTACGAGGAAGAAGTCCAGATCGACCAGATCAGAAACGGCGTGTTGCTTACCGGCCAGATGGATGAGAAACAGACTGCCTACGATATGAGGCAGAATGCCAAGTCCTTACTCGCTGACTGGTTCGCAGAAAGGCTCGAAAGAGACTTATTGCGCAAGCTCTGCGGCGACACCACCACAACCGGCCATGATTTTGCCAACGATACAGACGCCTATGACGCAGCGCATATTGTATATGCAGGCGGCCAATCGGCAATCGGCAACATCACCACGGCCAACAAGATGGACTGCAAGGTCTTAGATAAGGCCAAGCAGACAGCTATCTTGGCATCACCTAAAGTCAAGCCTCTAAGAGTAAAGGGCAAAGACCACTATGTTGCTATCCTGCATCCTTATGATGCGGTGAACTTAAGGCAAGACCCCGTATGGAATCAAGCACAGCGCGAGGCGAATGTGAGAGGCGAGGAAAACCCGATCTTCTCCGGCGCTCTCGGTATGTATAACGGCATAATCGTGCATGAACACGAATATGTCTACAACTACGCTGATGGTTCTGAATCGGCAACAGTATCAAGAAACATGCTCTGCGGCCAACAGGCGTTAGTATTAGCTTGGGGTCGTCCAGTTAAATGGGTTGAGAAGCTCTTCGATTACGAAAATGTATTCGGAGTATCTTGTGGCGCAATCTTCGGCTGCTTAAAGCCGAGGTTCAACTCCGCGGACTATGGCACAATCACCATGCTCTGCGCAGGCGCTGCCGCTTCTACGGCCTAACCTGACTGTTATAAAATGAGGCTGGGGGGATAATCTCCCTCCAGTCCTAACAGGAGAAAATATGGCATACGGATACACGGAAAAAATTCTGCCTCGGGGTTACTGGCAAAAGGGCATCTACACTCTGCTCTACACCTATGTCACCAACTGGAATCAGCTCGTAAGGAAACTGGATACCGACACAGCAGACACCAACTGGACAGGCGACTATGATATCACATCACCGACTATCGGGCCTACAGGCCGTTGCGACCTCCAGCCAAACGCTATGCCGCAAGGCAAACTCGTCGAACTGCTAAAGATCATCAAGACAAACTTCAACGGTTTGTGCGATGCCTTAGCAGCAGATGACGGGGTAGCAGGCACAACCATATTTACCAACCAGAAGTTCTCGACCTCAACCGTAACGCATCTTGTGGATGTCTCTAATGCCCGCATAAAGAATGTTGGCATGTTCCAAGACGCGGTGGTAGAGTTCTTAGAACTCCTGCAGAATAGGTATGGCGATGTGCTTTCGGCTCTGGATGTTGATGCGACCTTAACCGACACAGACTACTCTGACTACGGCTTAGAGGATGTTGTGCTTGGCTCTTCGTCAAGCTCTTCATCTTGCAAGTCGTCCAGCTCAAGTTCTTGCCGGTCAAGCTCGTCCAGCTCTTCGAAATCGAGTTCAAGCTCTTCGAAGTCCAGCTCAAGTTCTTCCTGCCGGTCTTCGTCCAGCTCGTCTCGTTCCAGCTCTTCGAGCTCAAGTTCTAAGAGTTCGAGTTCTTCGAGTTGCCGGTCGAGTTCTTCGAGCAGCCGGTCAAGTTCCAGTTCTTCATCGAGTAGCAGGTCTTCTTCGAGCAGCTCATCTTCGCGCTCCAGCTCCTCAAGCTCAAGCAGCTCATCGAAGAGTTCCAGCTCATCCCGGTCAAGCTCAAGCTCCAGCTCAAGTTCTTCGAGCAAGAGTTCCAGCAGCTCATCCAGCTGCCGCAGCTCCAGCTCAAGTTCTTCGAGCCGCAGCTCGTCAAGTAGCTCAAGCAGAAGTTCAAGTTCAAGTTGCAGAAGTTCAAGTTCATCAAGTAGCAGTTCTCAGGCAGTAAGTTAAAAGGAGATTAACCAATGGCAAGAATACAAGGGCTATCAGAAACTAGCCTGCTAAATGCCAACGCACAGGTAAAAACTGTCGCGGGTTATGTCTTCTCAATAACTATTGGCTGGGCAGGCTGCACCGTAGGCGACAGGTTGACACTAAGGGATTACGCAGGATCAGGCGCAAGCCATGTCGAAGTCCCTTTCTATTTTCCTACCGCAAACGGCACAATCACTAAAGAATGGGTCAACGGCAAGGAGTTCAAGAACGGCATCGCTGTCGTAGTAGAACCCCAAGCCGCTGGCAGTAAGATTGAATACGAGATGACTTACAAGTAACACAACGCCGGAGGCCTTATGAACCTCCGGCCGTCTTTATAATTATGAAAGCTACTATAAACGAAAAGAAAGCAATGAAACGCATTCTCATTACTGGCGCGTGTGGATTTATTGGCGCGCATACTGTTGAACATCTTCTCCTTAACACAGACTGGGAGATCGTCGGCCTTGACAGGCTAAGCTATGCCGCCAACGGCTTTGACAGGCTGCGCGATGCGATAGGTTATCCGCACCCCAGAGTGACTTTGTTTTCCACAGACTTTACACAACCCTTGTCTTGCGGCTTAATCAAGGAGATGGGGGCTGTTGACTATATCCTGCACATGGGGGCTGAGACTCATGTCGATAACTCTATTAAGAACCCCGAGCCTTTTGTGATGGCTAATGTAGTAGGCACAATGCGTTTGTTAGATTATGCCAGACAAGTCAAAGATTTGAAGAAGTTTATTTACTTCTCCACAGACGAAGTCTTCGGGCCTGCGCCTCAAGAAGTAAGCTATCGGGAGTGGGACAGGTATAACTCAACCAATCCCTACTCCGCATCTAAGGCAGGCGGAGAAGAGTTATGCCTTGCATACTCAAACACCTACAAGATACCTATGGCGATAACGCACACCATGAACGCTTTCGGAGAACGCCAGCACCCCGAGAAATTCATACCGATGATTATAAACAAGATACGCAGGGGCGAGACCGTGACCATACACTCCGACCCCACCAAGACAAAGGCAGGCTCAAGGTTCTATATCCATTGCAGGAACATCGCATCGGCAGTCCTGTTCATCTTAGAGAACTCGGATATCAGGGATAAGTATAATATCGTAGGCGAGAAGGAAGTCGATAACTTGGAGATGGCCAAGTTCATC